AAAATTACAAAATATAAAACTGGTCGTGGTAAGTGGAATCTAACTGTAAGTCAAGCTAGAAAACAGTTAGAGAAAGCAGTTGCTGCACCAGCCGCTACTCCTGTAGTAGAGAGAAACCTTATTCCTGAGAAAGATGATACCTTCGTTAAGTTTGGCTCGTTTTCGGATATTAAGAAGATTATTTCTTCTAAGTTATTTTATCCTACTTTCATCACTGGTTTATCAGGTAATGGTAAGACTTTTGGAGTCGAACAGGCCTGTGCTCAATTGAAGAGAGAAATTATTCGTGTAAACATTACTATTGAAACAGATGAAGATGATCTTATTGGCGGTTTCCGTCTTGTTAATGGCGAGACCGTATG